ACATAGTTTGTATCTACGTCTACAGCAAGAGCTACTAATGCAGCATCCACATCACAAAGTTTTGTGATTACAGCTTGTAAGATATCATGTGTTCCACTTGTAGCAGATACGCCTGTTAAACACTCAACATCATAATTTCCCTCAAGAGCTGCAAGTTCTGCAACAATTACATCTATTTGAGCTTGTAAATCACATGTTGCTTGAATTAAAGCTTTGAAAAGGTTTAACGCATTTAAGTCTTCACAATCAGGAAGATATTGACTAACCACCTCACAAATAATTTCAGGATATATAGTTAATTTAATTCCTGTACCATCTAATGTAGATGTAAGAAATTCAATAAGAGCCTGTTCTACATAAGACAGAGAGTCTCCTGTTTGTATTCCCAAAATAGGAACATCTATTCCTGTGTATCTAACACACTTATCTGAGACAATCTCAGTACATCCATTATAGCAATTTGAACAAGACATGTTTATTTATATTTTAAAAGTTTCACCCTACTAGCAATCATTTCTACAGTGAATGGTGCAGCGTAATCTGGATTACAAAGTTTATACGTTAATATTCTTTTGTAATTCAGAAGGTCCATCATAGCTTCTGCTGGTATGGGTTGGTTTAATAAATAGATAATATTATTATATAGATTTTTTGCTAATTCTGTTAGTCTGCAATCTATATCAATTAAAAGTGCTGTAACTGTAGCACATGCTGGATAAGTGGTAAGTCTAGGAGTTAACATATTTTATAACTTGTTTAAACTTTGTAGCAGCTGCACGACACATTGCACAAAGACCATTAACTAATTGACAACCACATCCAAAATTTCCATTACATCCTCTACAAGTAGCCATATTATCTAAAGTTTAAAACGTAATTATTACCAGAGCAATAACAGTTATTTCTAATAAAATTATCTAACATATTGTTTGCTTGAGTATAAAGTTTATTAGATTCATCTATTGCACAATTATTTGCAGCAGCTATAGATCCTTGAATAAAGAAATATATACTTGTAAGATTAACTTTCTGTTGAGTCTTTATAGCTCTATCGCATTCCATCATGTCAAGTTTCATAAATGCTTCATCAAACTTCTCTTGTATTCTATCCACTCGCATTATGCTTTTTACAACAAAGTTTTCATATGCAGGTTCAACAGTGTATTTAAGAGTGTATATTCCATCAGGAAGAGGTATCAAAGGTTGTCCTAAAATACTTAGCCCTAATGAAGCAGATGTAAATATATTAAAATCATTAGGTGTAAAAGGAAGAATCACAATTCCTAATGATGGAACATTTATTTCAATTGTAGGAGCTGTTACAATAGGAGGATTGGTAGGATATGTTGATGCATCAGCCACACCTAATGTTAATGTACTGTATGTAGGTACTACTATTATATCTAGATTTAAAGCTGGCATAATTAGTTTAAATAAATATGCCAGAGGATCTGAGATTTAATCCTCTCACCTCTGGCATAGGTTATGTGATATTTAATTTACAACTATCCAATTATGGAATTAAAGTGGAAGTGGTTGTAGTAGTAGGCCAAATTGTAGTGGTGGTAGAAGTGGTTGTAACACAAGAGTTATCATTAACCACAGTACCTAGACCAGCTTCTAATACAGCCTCAATAGCAGCAGCAATTCCACTTACAGCTGCGTTAGGAGCAGCAATGATCACCGTAGAATCTTCCATGATATAATCACCCCACTGATAAGCAGACTTGTTATACTCATTGAACTTGATGTAGTAAGTGTCATAAGTCACTCCTTGAGACACCCAAGACTCAAAGTTCTCGTTGTATCCAGCCATTCTGTAAAGATGCTTTAAGTATCCTGCTTGGTAGCTGTAGAAATTTTTCTCTAGTTGAGCAATTTCAGCAGATTGACCTGAAGGATAAGAAGCACGTTGGATGATAATTGGATCAGCAACAATGTCACAGTTATCAGCAACAATAAAGTCAGCAGTGGTAGCAGGACCATTAAATACAAACGTACGGAAGTACATTCTGTCATATTCAAAAGGGAATGCAGCAACATCACATGGCTGACCATATACAGTTAGAGGCTTTCCAGTGATACGAAGGATTGCAGAAGCATTGTTTCCTAAACGTTCAAATGTGTAGAAAGTGTTGAAGCTAATGTTATCAGGATTGTTACCTGGAGCTTGTTGCTCTAATTTAGCAATAACGCTATCAATGAATTGAGGAATATCAACTGAATCACAAGGATTAGCATCACAAGCACAGCAAGGAGCTTGAACAGTTACTGAACGAGTGAAACCATTGAAATACAAGGTGTCAATGTAAGAAGAATGTGCACGAAGAGTTAATGTAACTACATCACCACACTGTACATTCCAATTAGTTACATCAGTAACTTGAGTTGCAGCAGTGGGACATCCTTTTACTGTGTACCATTCAGTTACGTTAGAATTGCAACCAGAACCTGAAGGACATCCTTTAATCTTATCAGAACGTTTAGATCCTTGTAGATAAGTGTTTGTTCTACCTTGAGCTATGTAGAAATAAGGAGAAGCAGCAATATTAGCAGCTGTTGCTAAAGTATAGTCACTTCTAAAAATACCCACTTGACCTGCAGCGAGGTCTTGGGTTGAACCAGAGCTAGGAAGAGCAGTCTGTCCTACTGGAACCACGAATAACGTGGTTAATGAAAAATCAGCCATTTTTTATATTAATTTAATTGTTTAAAATTTTATTCATTTGTTTGTATCCTGTATGCTGCACTTTGTACAGCAGATTGATTCTCAGTATACATTGCAAGATTTTGAACTGTAAGATCTAGAAGTTCATCTTCAAGATATAATTCAAGTTCACAATCTCTATCTACTGATGGATTTCCATCAAATCCAATATATCCTGATTTATCAATGTATACAGGATATCGCATATACATTATGTTAATAGATGTTGGTGTAAACGTACCATCTGTAAATATACTCATCTCATCAGTGGCAAGATAATTGAATGTTTCTTGATACTCAAATGATGGTTTGTAATGATCATTATTTAAAAGAAACTGTAAATCACCATGTTTAGTTAAATCATTGTTTATCCAAATCTTTCTATCCTTACATCTACCCTTATCTGCTATTACATAGCAATCTAAGTAGAACATGTATTTTGGTAATAGAGTGGTTACATCTGCTTTCCATTGATTTAGTTGTTCATCTTCTAATGTTAATGGAAGTGGTTGATGATTATAATCCTCAACTAAACTTTGTAAATCTTCATAACGTTTCTTGAAAGAATCAAGTCCCATTCCACTAGATGTACTAAATCCATCAACCTTTTGTTTAATTAACTTAATCTGAGCTTCATTTAATGCTAAAATTTTATCTTCAAGATTAATTTGCTGATGTTCGTTTGTGGATAGCTTATTTAGTTTTTGATCTATTTTATATAATAAACTATCTACTGGTATCATACAGATGCTAATTTTTTAGATTTAACTTTTTGTTCTAGAGTGATTAACTCATCTTGGTTATCATCATCAGCAAGGAATCTGATTAAATCTTCTTCATCTTTTGCTACTTCAAACTCCCCTTCGTATACTTTACCATTAGTTTTTAATCTGTATACAGAATGGGTAACTGCTTGTTTTACAAGATCTTTAATATGGAGCAAGTTTTCTTTCATGTCAGCAAATCTGCCAAACACTTCAACAGGATTCAGTCCTTGGAATTTACCATTAGCAAACTCTGTTTGTTTAAGAACATTATCTACTAAGTTATATACCACTTCTTCTTTAGTCTCATCTGTAACAGGTAATCCTAATAAACGTGCCACTTTTCTTTTCTTCTCAGGACTCATTGAATCAAACTTCACAATAGCTTTATTGATTAGTTGTTTCTTCTTATAAATCACTGCGTTTTCAATCTCATCATCAGCTACATAAAATTGAGTATCAGCTGAATATTCTCCACGTTCCCAAGCTTGGTAACTAGAAGCAATTGTAGGATGAACACGTAACCAAGAAAAAGCTAATTCTTGAAAAGGATTAGTTAAATCGAAATAGTTATCACCATCTAGTAACTTAACAGCTTGCACATGAAGTACATCATCTGTAGAAGTTGATAAACCATAATTCCAAAAAGAAGAACGTGGTCCTAAATCAACACTACCTAAAGAGTCTTCAAGTTTTAATTTAAGAGCTCTAACACGCTCAGTTTCCAATTCTCTTTCTAGTGGATCTTGAATTCTGCGAATATATGCAGCATTAACATCAAGTCCTGTTCTATACTGACCATCCAATTCCTTATAAGGATATTTGAATACACCTGTACCAGGAATTCTTGTCAAACCTTTTGCAGAAAGTCCTCCTTGCATTGTTTGTAATTGAGAGTTATTATAATCTCTTTTAAGTGTGGCGATTTTTCCTATCTTGCCCATAATGTAGTTTAATTTATTTGGTTTTATATTGCAGAGTGTTTCTATCGAAAGAAATGCAAAGAGACATGTAATCTCAATCATCACTCTGAAAAGAGAATGTAGGCTCCCACAGGTGGGAGGATGTAAGGAGCCTACTTCTCAGAGAAAAAATCTAGTATAAGCGACCAGTTCTTATGGGATGGCTACTAGATATATTCTTATTAGAATTGAGGAATTTCTTCAATCAAGACTGTACGAGACAAATCTTCAATAAAGATATCACAACGATCTTTCATCCAGATTTCGTATCCTGGGAATTTGTTAGCAGAGCTCATACCTTGAGATTTTGCAAATCCTAAGTGATGACGAGTTCCATCAATATATCCCCAAGTCATAGAAGGTGCACCCTTCATACGAACTTCTCTCATGTTATTAATCATAGAACCATCAGACATTGGAGATACATCAAACACCATAAATACAGGTGTGCTTTTCTTGTTCTGTCCAAATTCTAGATTTGATTGTGGTAAATCTAATTCTTTCAAGTGAATAAGTTCAACACGACCAGTCTCACGAGTTACCATTGCATCGAATGCAAAGTTGTAAGTGATGTGTTGTCCTTCTCCTTGCATGTATCTGTTTCCAGAATCAGCCATGAAAGTTAAGCCTGAATTTAAAGCATCAGCCTTAAGTGCTTGTTGGAATACGTCAAATCCAGCTTCGTTAGTGTACATTTTTACACGTCTGTCTTTAACATCTACACGACGATAGAATAAATCCCCAAATACTGAACGAATCAAGTTAGCAGAAAATTCTCCACGATTGTATTGTACCAAGTTACCATTGTTACGCATTCTGTGGTATACACCTGCAGAGGTACGCTTAAGTTCTTGTTTAGAACCATTGGTCTTCACTGTACCTGGCTTAGACCAAATCATACGCTTCACCTTAAGTTCAAGCATAGACTTACGCATCCAGAATTCAATGAATGGCTCCCACTTAACATCATTACGAGTAAGAGGTAATTGATTACGTCTCTGTGGAGCATATACTAGAATATCTAGAGCTTTACCAGAAGCATCAACCATCATTTTGTCATCAGCCCATTCAGTGATCTTGTGCTCATAACCATATGCAGAACCTAAAGATTCAAACATAGTGATCTTCTCACCTAAACGAGGCAATCCTAATAAGTCTTGATCAAATTCACCAATTGCAGCATCAACTAATTCTAGCTCAATACCAGTCTTTAAGAAGGTTGAACTTACGAAGTCTACTGTTGGGTTATCAGTCACTAATGTGAAAGAATACAAATATCCCATATTCCAAGGCACAGGATCTTTGATCACGTAGAAACGTGGACCATATTGACGAGAACCTACAGAGATGATAGCATTCTTAGAGAATTCGTTAGTATCCAATACTAATGAAAACTCTTGACCATCAATACCTGGTTTAGTC